ATTATGTTGATTTAGGAAAAAAATTAGGTTTTCCTGTTAACTATGCTAAGTTTGAAGACGATCACAATGGTATCTTTACATCTGATAGTGAATACTTACGAATAATAAATCTTGCAAAGTTACGAAATATTACACCAGAACAACAATTTGATTTAGCAGAGCATCACACTGACCTTGAAAGAAATAAACTATCTATCATTGCAAACGAGATAGAACGATACAAAAAAGAATATAATCTAATAGATTTTAATGACATGATATTACATTTTATTAAATCAGATAAATCACCAAAGTTTGACGTAGTATTTATAGATGAAGCACAAGATCTATCACTAATGCAATGGGATATGGCAAAAAGTATTTGGAATAAAACAACAGATTCTTTTGTTGCAGGTGATGATGATCAAGCAATATTTAGATGGGCGGGATCTGATGTAGACTCTTTTATTGCACAAAAAGGTTTGATGATGCCATTACAACAATCATATAGAATACCTGCAGAAGTCCATAACATTGCTATGGGTATTGTAAATAAAATTAGAAACAGAATAGATAAATCTTGGAAACCAAAAACACATCAAGGTGCGCTATCTAGATACGATGACTTTGAACAAATAGATATGACATCTGGAGAATGGTTGGTCATGGCCAGAACTAAATACATGTTAAACGAATTAGAAGATACATTGTACAGAAATGGTTTGTATTACAAAAATAAATTTAAAAAAACAAAAGAACAAGAACTACACTATGCAGCACAAGATTGGGAGAACTTACGTAAAGGTCAGCCCATGATGTACAAACAGGTAGAGAGAATATATGGATACATGAAAGATAATACAGATAAATCTAAACTCAAAGGTATGCTGAAAGATGCGTCTTACGATATTGCTACACTAAAAAGAGATTATGGTTTAAAACTAGATAGTAATGCAGTTTGGTATGAAGCATTTGATGATGCACCCAAAAGAGATGTAGAGTATTTAAGAAAGATGAGAAAGAATGGAGAAAAACTAAACGAGGAACCACGAATAACTTTGTCAACCATACATGGTGCAAAAGGTGGTGAATCACAGAACGTTGTATTGTTAACAGACTTAAGTTTAAACACATACAATGCATACGAAAAAAACCCAGATGATGAGAATAGATTGTTCTATGTTGGCGCAACACGAACCAAGGAACATCTACATATTATATCACCAAAACAAGAATACAAAGGATACAGCATATGACAAATAAAGATATATTTAAGGGGAGCACATACAGCTCATTAGAAGAGCAAGTAGGTGGCAAACACTACCGTAATATGAAAATACAACCAGCAGAGTTTATAAATGAAAATAAACTTTTGTTCGCAGAGGGAAACGCTATAAAATATATTTGCAGGCATTCTGTAAAAGGTAAAGAACAAGATATAAAAAAAGCAATACATTATTTAGAAATGATATTGGAGAGAGATTACTCATGATACAGAAACCAATGTTTAGCCCACAAACAGAGTGGCTACCACCAGAATCTTTTCCTGACCTATCTAAATATGATGAGATAGCAATAGACTTAGAAACAAAAGATCCTGAACTAAAAACTATGGGATCTGGATCCGTTACAGGTAGAGGCAAGATAGTAGGTATTGCTCTAGCTGTTGATAACTGGTCTGGATATTATCCCATCGCACACGAAGGTGGTGGTAACATGGATGAAAAGATGGTGATGAATTACTTTAGAACGGTTCTAAATTTGCCAGCTAGAAAGATATTTCACAATGCTATGTACGACGTATGTTTTATTAGAGCTGCGGGACTAGAAATACATGGAGAGATAGTGGATACCATGATTGCTGGCTCTCTCGTAGACGAGAATCGCTTTCGTTACGATTTAGGCTCCATGGGTAGGGATTACCTTGGAAAAGGCAAAAACGAGGCTGTATTGAAAGAAACAGCAGAGCTTTGGGGTGTAGATCCTAAATCTGAGATGTACAAATTACCTGCGATGTATGTAGGTGAGTATGCAGAGCGAGATGCTGAGATGACTTTAGAATTATGGCAAGAAATGAAAAAAGAAATCTATGCGCAAGATATAGAGGATATATTTAAATTAGAGACCGAACTCTTTCCATGCCTCGTCGATATGCGATTTTTAGGAGTGCGAGTAGACGTTGAAGCAGCGAGTCAATTAAAACACAAACTACTAACAGAAGAAAAAGAATGCTTGCAAAAAGTAAAAACAGAAACAGGAGTAGATACCCAAATATGGGCTGCTCGATCGATAGCGCAAGTTTTTCAAAAACTGAACCTACCTTTTGACCGAACTGAAAAAACAAATGCTCCATCTTTTACTAAAAATTTTTTACAGAATCACACCCACCCACTTGTGAAACTAATTGCCCGAGCCCGTGAAATAAATAAGGCCCATACCACTTTTATTGATACCATATTAAAACATGAACATAAAGGACGAATACATGCTGAGATAAACCAACTTAGATCAGATACTGGTGGTACAGTCACCGGTAGGTTTAGTTATAGTAACCCTAACCTACAACAGATACCTGCACGAAACAAAGAACTTGGACCATTAATTAGATCATTGTTTATACCAGAACAAGGTTGTGATTGGGGTGTATTTGATTATTCACAACAAGAACCAAGACTTGTTGTACATTACGCAGCATTACAGAATCTCTATGGAGTGGGCGACGTATTGGATGCATACCAAGATGGTGATGTAGACTTTCACCAGATCGTTGCTGAGATGGCAGAGATACCAAGAGAACAGGCCAAGACTATAAATCTTGGTCTGTTTTACGGTATGGGTAAAAATAAATTACAAGCTGAACTGGGTATTAACAAAGAAAAAGCTGAAGAATTATTTAAACAGTATCATTCACGTGTGCCATTCGTTAAACAGCTGATGGATAATGTCATGCAACGTGCACAGAGTAGAGGTAGAATAAGAACTTTGTTGGGTAGACTATGTAGATTTCATCTATGGGAACCAAACCAGTTTGGTATACATAAGCCATTACCTCATGATGCAGCGCTAGAAGAACATGGACCAGGGATTAAACGAGCATATACATACAAAGCTTTGAATAGATTGATACAAGGGTCAGCCGCTGACATGACAAAGAAAGCGATGATAGAATTACACAAAGAGGGTATCACACCACACATACAAGTGCATGATGAACTTGACGTATCTGTAGATAACAATGCTGATAAAATAAAACAAATCATGGAAGAGGCTGTAGATTTAGAAGTGCCAAATAAAGTAGATTATGAATCTGGGCCAAGTTGGGGTCAAATAAAATAATGGAAACCTATGATAATTTTTTAGATCCTGCTAAGTGCACTGAACTATTCAAATCAATCATGAACTCTTATTACAAAATAGGATGGGATGATACTGATGAACCACAACATAAACCTTTTCCTAATTTACATAGTTCTTATAGTTTTTCAGAAGTACAGAAACTTAAAATACTAAACCCTGTACTAGATAAATTAAAAGATAAAAATATTGGAATCAACAACTATGATAAATGTATAATAAATTTAACAAAGCCAATGGATGTTAATTTTATACATAGTCATCCAAATCAAACTGTTGCTCTACACTATTCTAACATAACTTGGAATCCAGAATGGGGTGGAGAAACTTTATTTTATAAAAATAACAAAAAAGATATTTTATTTTCTAGTCCATACATTCCTAATAGATTATTAATTTTTGATGGAGAAACACCTCACACAATAAAATCCCAAAATTTGATGGGACCTAGTTACAGATTTACAACTAGTATATTTTTTAATAAAAATGTATAATATTTATAAAAATTATGGCTTACTTAAATGCAAATATTCCTGTAGAATACGCTCAAATAAGAAGGGAGTATTTATATGATCTTAAAAAACATAAGGGAGAAGTTGAAGACTGTATCATCTTCGGTGTTACAGCGATTACGGGTAAAGCACTCTTATTCCATGCCATCATGGAGAACGGTGCTATCTTTTATCGTCTCCCCATATCGGCTTTTATTCAACGTGGTTTTCAACCGAAAGATGTTCCATCCAAAAGACTTGATGAACTTCAACTGTGGAATAGTTTTTCTTATTACCCTGCTGTTACTACTTGGGATATTTTAGAATCACAATCCGGTAAATATATAGGAAAAGATAAGAAGTGGCACTACGGTAGATATCTATTTACTGTTGACTTTGCACATCCAGACCCTAATATATTAGATACTGATCATTCTGAGATCCCGCACGAACACAAGTGTGCCCATGTGTTAGCGTTAAACGACGGTAACTATGCTGCCCAACCAAACAATAGATTGATTTGGGA